CCCCCCCCCTAGCGAAATTGGTGCCATATTGCTGTCTCCTCTCAAAATTAGTGGCCGCAGCTTCTGTAGCCGCAGGCGCAGGTGGCGACTACCTGTCCGCAGACCGAGCATGTCTGTTGCGAGAAACTGTGGACGTGGCCGATGCCCCCGCCGGGGTCAATCTCGAAGGGCGGGTACACCTCGTAAAAAGCCCCGTTCCGCTTTGTCACGCGGACGATGCCCCTGACGGTGGCGAACGAAAACGGCAGGAATGACCCGTCGCGTTTGGTGGCGCGGTAGTTCACGGCGCCTTGGGATAGGTCGGCAAATGAGCCGTTCCGCTTCGTCACGCGCAAAACCAACTGACTTGGGTCAAGTATCGGCAGTCCTATTGTTACGTTTCCCGCCGGCATCAGAGCGCCTCTATCTTCACGATTAGGTCGGCGGTGGCGGCGTAGAGGCCCTTTGGAGTGACCGCCAGGTTAGTTGAGGTCACGAGGGTGCCGGCGGATGAGCTGGTGGCCTTAACGACGTCCCCCGGCGAGGTGCTGACCCCCAGAATGGAAAATGTGCTGGATGCCGATGCGTTGCGGTAATACGTCCCTATTGTGGCGCCCGAAGTGAACGCGCTCGTTTTGTCAACAGTTGGGTTCGCGCCCTCTATCGTCTCGCTGGCGGTGGCCAGCCTGACGTGCCCCACCGCGCCCGTTGTCGCCGCCGGCGTGGTGTGGTTCGTCTTGCTGTAGTTGACTAGGCTGGATGGCGCCACGGCCTTGTTGGACACGCTCTGCCCGTCTGTTTCGCTCGTGTTGGCCAGCATCACGACACCCTTTTGCGAAGTGCTGGCGTCCTGCACGTTGGTGCCGTCCGCCCCCGCTGGCCCCCTGATGTTGCCGACCACCGTGCCCGTGCTGGCGGTCGTGGCCTTCACCACGTCCCCTATCGCCGCCGACACGCCAAGGATGCTCACCGCCGCCGCGCCTGCGTTCACAAAGAAGTCGCCGACCGCCGCGCCCGACACGCCCGAAATGTTGGACAGCGCGGCCGTGACCGAGTAGAACGCCGCCCCCTTTTCCCCTGGCGAACCGGGGCCGCCGTCCGCGCCCCTGATGTTCCCCGCCGCCGTGCCGACCGTGGCCGATGTAGACTTCACCACGTCCCCTATCTCCGCCGACACGCCAAGGATACTAACCACCTCCGCGCCGGCGTTCACAAAGAAGTCGCCTATTGCCGCGCCCGACACGCCCGAAATGTTGGACAGCGCGGCCGTGACCGAGTAGAATGCCGCCCCCTTTTCCCCTGGCGAACCGGGGCCGCCACCCGCGCCTCTGATGTTTCCCGCCGCCGTGCCAGCCGTTGCCGATGTGGACTTGACCACGTCCCCGATAGCCGCCGACACACCAAGGATGCTCACCGCCGCTGACCCAGCGTTCACAAAGAAGTCGCCTATTGCCGCGCCCGACACGCCTGAAATGTTGGACAGCGCACCCGTCACGGCGTAGAGCGCCACGCCTTTTGGCCCCGTTCCGCCCGGCGAACCGGCCGCGCCCCTTATGTTCCCCGCCGCCGTGCCCGTGCTGGCGGTTGTGGCCTTCACCACGTCCCCTATCGCCGCCGACACACCAAGGATGTTGACCGCCGCCGAGCCAGCGTTCACAAAGAAGTCGCCGATTGCCGAGCCTGACACGCCGGAGATGTTCGCCAGCGCACCCGTCACAGCGTAGAGCGCCGCGCCCTTCGCGCCGTTGGAGCCGTTTGTCCCCGCCTGGCCCCCGATTGTCCCCGCCGAGGCCACAGTCACGGACGAGCTGGTGACGCCTGTGACTAGGACAAGGCCGCCTGGCGCAAGGCTCACCCCTACTATGGAGAGCGTGGAAGTGGCGTGGGAGTTGAGAATGTAGTCGTTTGCCTGTATCTGCGGGAAGGCAGCCAGAACCGCGGCCGCGTTGGCGAGCGCCGCCGTGGTTGTCCAGAACACCGTGCCCCGCGCCCCGGCGGGTCCTGCCCCGACGTTGCCAAGCACGTATTCCTTGTTGGCTACGGTCTTTCCGTCATCGTTGGCGTCCGGCGTTGCCACCTGCGCCTTGCCGTTGCTGTCGCGGGTGATGATGGTCGCCTTCGAGCCGGACGCCGGCACCGCGCTGGTCGCGCCGTGCGCCGCCGTCAGGTTGGCGTGGGTCGTGACCGTGCTGAGGATGGCTATGTCATTCGCCGCGGACGGCGCCGTAACCTGCGCCCTGCCGTTGCTGTCGCGCTTGATTATGGTTTCCTTCGAGCCTGACGCCGGCACCGCGCTGGTCGCGCCGTGCGCGTCCGTCAGGGCGGCGTGGGTCGTGACCGTGCTGAGGATGGCTATGTCATTCGCCGCTGCCGGCGCCGTCACCTGCGCCCTGCCATAGGCGTCGCGCTTGATTATGAGGTCCTTGTCCCCGGTCGCCGGGACAGCGCTGGTCGCTTCGTGGGCGGCCTTTGAATTGACGTGGGCGCTCAGGTCTGACGCCAGGTTGGAGTCAATCGCAGCGCACGTATCGTCCACGTATTTCTTGTTGGATATGGTCAGCGGCGGGTCGTTGACCGCCGGCGTGGCCACCTGCGCCTTCCCGTTGGTGTCCCGACTGATTATCGTGTCCTTCCCCGTTTCGGGCACCGCGCTTGTGGCGCCGTGCGCGGCCCTCGCGTCCGTGTGGCGCGTCAGGGCGGCTTTTTCGGCCTTGACCCTGTCCAGATAGTTGGTCCGGTCGGCCAGCTTCTGGTGCGGCGCGTTCACTATCTCGCCGGGGCCGCCCAGAACTGGGTCCTCTGTGGATATTTCCGGCACCAGTTCGGCCCAGTCCGCGTTGGGGTCGTCTATCAGATATGTCTTTTCGTTGGCCATGCCTCACCTCACTCTTGTCTCTTTAGCGTCCACGCGCCCTCGTAGGTCACGTTGGACAGAACCGCCACCGCCGGGAGCGTCTGGCTCAGATACGTCTGGTCCGACAAACGGAGCGCCACGGTGGACACCTCCGACAGGGCGTTGTCTATGTGCTGCCTCTCCAGCTTCCACCTGATGATCCAGGAGCCGTCCGGCTGGGCCTGCGCCCAGAACGTGTCCACCGCCTGCCTGTTCTCCTGCGATTTGTCCCACAGCACGACCTCGCGGACCTTGGCCTTCTCGTTCTCCGGGTTGCAGACGGCGGTTGAAAGGACGTGTCGGGCGTTCCAGCCCACCAGGCGGCTCCGCAGGGGCGCCCACGCCTCTACCAGCGCCGCGGCCTGAGCCATGTCGTCGCCATAGAAGTCGCGGCACCCCGCCTCAAGGAACAGCCTTATCCTGTATTCGCGCCAGTCGCTGAACCCCGCGTCAAAGAAGTGGGTCCCATCGTGGTTCGCATCGCCGTTGTATGTGAGCAGGGCAGTCCTGTCAACCACCGCCGCGTCCGAGTAGCCAAGGAGCCTCATAATCTCAGCCACCGCCCAGCGCGTCCCGCGCCGGCGCTGTAGCAGTGGCGCGGAGTTGACCAGCGCCTCTTTTTTGGCGCGGTCTTTGTCGGGGGCGACGTCCGCCATCGCCCTGTATAGCGGCCCCGCCACATCGTATTGCCGCGCAAGCTCCCACAGCACCTCGTCCGCTGCGTCCCCAACCCTGGCGGGGCAGGCCTGCCACTCGTTCACCGCCAGCGCGTGGTCGGCGGCGATGGCGAATGCAAGCCCCCGCTCGTCCCGCACCACCGGCGGCAGGATTGCGGTGGTGCAGTTGGCCCGCCCGTGGGGGCACCGCGTCCCCGACGCCACCTGCGCCGCCGGCGGAAGTATGGCGGCGGGGCAGTTGGCTTGCCCGTAGGGGCACAGCGGCGCGTCAGCCATTGGCCGCCCCCTCGTCCAGGGCGATGTCTATCGCCGCGGCCCGCGCGAACTGCGCCGCGCCGACGCTGACGGTGGCAACCGGCGTCTCCACAATCTGCCCGTGTTCGTCCGGCACCAGTGCTATCAGCACAAGCTCGACCTCGTACAGGCCGTCCTTTTCCGGGGACAGCGCCATCAGCACCTGCGTCCTGGTCACGTCCGCGCCGAGCCTCGCGGCGCGTGACAGCGCGAACTCATTGGCCAGAGCGCGGACCCTGTCCCTGACAATCCAGGGGTCGTGGTCGGCCGAGACCGCCACCGTCGCCCTGATTTTGTAGTCGCAGGGCCTCGCTGGATAGACATGCACAATGTCGTTCACCAGACAAACGTCCTCGCGGTTGCAGTAGGTCTCGACCAAGTCGCAGAGCGGCCCTGACGCCACGCCGCCGGGGCTGGAGGGCGAATGGATGTATATAGTGATGGTTCCGTCAGACCCCTTCTCCGCCAGCGCGTCCGACACCAGCGCGGACGCCGTCATCGCCCACAGGCGGTATGCCTTCGCGGTCCCGCCCCCGAAACGCGCCATGCTCATCATCAGCCGCTCCCTGTAGGCCTCGTCCGTCTCAAGGTCGCTTCCCCCGTCGGTGCCCTCGGTGTTGGTTGCCGACACCCCCGGCTGCTTGGGGTCGAGGCAGCAGACCGCGCCGCCGTCCAGGCCGTTCCCCGCCGTGCCAAGCGTGGTGCATCGCGCCCTGACGGGTCTTGATTCCCTGTCGCCCGTGACGACGTGGGCGACCGCCAGCGTCTCGAATGCCACCTTGCCGTCCTCCGTAGTCACGCGGGTGCCTATCGGGAACCTGCGGCCCTCTGGGGCACTGTCCGCCAGCGTGAAGCGGATGTCGGTCTCCGCCGCCGTGGGCTGTAGGCGCGGCGTCTCTAGGTTCCTTCCCAGCTCGTCCAGGTGCTGGCCCATCGCGTACGCCACAAGGTTCTGCTCCGCGCACCGCTGTATCTCCTGCCTCAGCAGGGACTCCCTGTAGGCAAGCGTGTGCAGGAGCAGGTTCTCAACCTGCGCCGGGTAGAGGACGCGCCCACCCGAAGCCTTTTCAAAGGCATCCTTTATCTCGGCGAGGATTGTCCTTGTGTCCGTGTTCAGAAAAGTCAGGCTCATACGCTCACCACCTGTGCTATAGCCTCCGCCGCCCCCACCGGTCGCCAAATCAGCAACAGCAGGGCGGTCGTGTCGTCAATGAACGAAGCCTTGACGGACAGCGCCTCCGCCCGTGGCTCCCAGTAGAAGGCCTCAAGGGCCATGCGCTCCAGCTTCCGCGCCCCCTCGCGTAGCGGCTTGTCCAGCGCGGACAGCGCGTCAAAGCCGAACCGGGGCATCAGCGGCACCGTGCCCGGCTGCGTCCTGAATATGGTCCCTATCGACTGGGCTATGTCCAGGACGCCGGTCACCGTCTCGCCCATCCGCGTTGAAGCGGCCTGCCAGTATGGGGCGTTGGGGATGTCTATGCTCGTTGCGCTCATGCTGACCTCACTGTGGCGGCGATGGCGGCCCTGGGGCGGCGCTTGGGTGGACGTGGGTTGTGAACTTGATGCCGTTGACGGTGGCTTCCTTCGCCTCCAGCGCGCCCGACACCGACACCGCGCCGGAAACCGACACCGGCCCGTCCATCGACGCGCCGGAGCCGCCTGTAATCGCCGCGCCGCCCGACAGCGCCGCCGCGCCGGTGACCGTCAGGGCGCCCTTGATCGTCGCGTCGCCCGTCTGGTCAAGGCTGCCCGTTATAGTCACCGCCCCCGTCTGGTCCAGCGTCCCAGTGCGCTTCGCGTTGCCGCTCTGCTCCATGTCCCCGCTGTGCTTTATCCCGCCCGTGATGTCCGAGTCGCCCGTTATCTTTATGTCCGCCTCGATCTCAATGTTCGTAGCGGTTATCTTTATCAGCTTCGGGCTTTCGATGGTCAGCTTCGACGCGCCCGGGTCGTAGCTGATGCACACCCCGTCGTCCGCCGTCATGCCTATCACCGCGCTGTCCTCGAAGCTGGGCGGGTCCGGCTGGCTGTAGATAGCCCCCAGCACCACCGCGTCCTCCGTCCCCAGCCCCGGCAGGACAATCACCTGCGTCTCCACGCGGGGCACCGCCCACGTCCTCGCCCCAAGCGTCAGGTGCTGCACCACAGGCAACCAGTCCGTCACCAGGTCGTCGTACTCAGGCAGACGCACCTTGACCGTCCCGGCCTCGCCGACCTCCGCCACAATGCCCTTGAAGTGTCCAACGTCCATGCCTAGAATGTCCTTATGCTAGTGAAGCGTTCTTTGCAAAGCGTTTTAATGGCAGGTCTCCTGCTCGCCCCCGCTGTCCTGTGCGCCGCGTCTGACACCGATGCCGAGGTCAAGCGCCGCCTGGCCGGCTCCCCGATGTTTGTGTCCTCCCCGCGTAAGGAACAACGGGCGATGGAGTTGCTGGTTCGGCTGCTTCCCCAAAACAGCGGGGGCATGGACGCAAGGGAGAAGCGGGAAATCGCGGAAGAGCTGATCCCGCAAAGGGACTTCCTTCTGGCAAGGTGCAGGTCTGACGGGGCTTTCCGCAAGGCGGTGCGGGTGGCGCTGAAAAAGAAGGTGGCATACCTGCTGGCGAAGGCCCCCAACGGAACCGCCTTTGACAGTGTCGCGGAAAAAGTGGTGGACAAGCTGGTGCCCCCGTAGGCGCGGATGCGGCGCAATCTCATTTTTGTGGCCTCTTCAGCGTGGCCGTGGTCTTGTAGCCGCCGTCCCTGGTGATGGCGTGTTCGCTTGCGGCGACTGTCCAGTTGCCGGCGTTGGCCAGCCATTCGTCCTTTGGCAGTTCCACCACCACCCCCGCAATCAGGCACGGGGTGCCCGGCAGGGTCAGCTTGGCACTGCGCTCGTCATTGGAGGGTTTCGCCGCGTAGCTCTCCAGTGCCTGTCTTATCACCGCCCTGTCCTGGTGGCCCTGCCCGTCCAGCGTGGGGACCATCGCCTTCTTCAGGCCGTCCCGCACCTGCGACTTGTCCTTGGAAGTCAGCACCTTCACCACTTTCTTCTTCTTGGGGTCGAACCAGCGCACGTAGCACCCGTTGGTGTTGTGGGCCGCGCAGTCGTCAAAGGAGAAGTCGAGGCAGTCCCGGCGCGTCACAGTGAATACAGTGGGCTTGGCAAGCCGGAACACTGGCTCGTTCACCACCAAGACACCGCGCCCGTTCTTTCCCGCCTTTACCGAGCAGGATAGACCGTATCGCCTGGCGGTCGCTTGCAGGAATTCAAGGTCGGATGCCTCCACTTGGTCTAGCCTCGGCAGGTCAACGGTCTCATCGAGATCATAGACAACGTCTAGGTCGTGCTTGCCGGCTATTGTCCGCGCTATTGCCTCCAGGGTCCCGTCCGCCCATGCCTTGCACCAGCGCGTGTGGATGGCGCCGCTTGGGATGTTGGCCGAGGCGACCCACGTAACGACGTCGCCCGTGTCGGCGGCGCCGGCGACGCTGATTGTGTCTATGCGGTAGCCCTTGCCGCTCTTGAATGCGTGGTCTTTGTCGTTGCCGAACTCGAAGTAGAGGGCGCTTCCTTTGATGGGGTAGAGCGCCCCCTGGAATGTCCGCTGGCTGTCCTCCAGCGCCACGGTCAGTTTGTCGGCCTCCTTGCCGTCGATGCTGTCCGTGTAGGTCAGGCTCGTCAGATACGGCTCTATCTGCGCCGTCACGTCCGTGTCGCCGTATTCCACTTTGACGTAGGGGCAAAGGGCCTGCATGTCACCTCCACTCAACGCCGGAGGGCAAGTCGGGCATCAGCTCCGACCGCTGGATTATCGGTATGAGGAGCGTCAGCCCCTCCTCCAGTGTGGCCTTCGCGGCGTGGCGGGGGTTCGCCCTGAGCAGCGGCCCCAGGTGCAGCGGCTCCCCGTAGTAGCGGAGCGCCAGCAGGTCCCAGCGGTCGCCGGCGGTGGTCCTGTGCGTCAGGCAGGTGGCTTGGCCCGTCATTTCTTCACCGTGTGGTCGGGGTTGAGGCCCCCCGCGTTCTGCGCCGGCGTGGTGCCGCCGCCCTTGGACACGCCGTCGGCCTGCCTGTGCTGCCCAGGCTCCAGCGGTTTGCCGATGTTCCATTCGAGCAGCTCAATGGTCAGCGTCATGGACATGACCTTCCCGTTCTCCCAGAACCGCTCTATCTCAGAGGTCACGGACGTTATCACGTAGGTCCCGCTTGGGTATGTCCCCGCGCCCTGTTCGCCCACCACCAGCGGCAGTATCTGCTGGGTGTTCATGGCGTCCAGAATCCGCCTGTGCTTCTCCTCAATGTCGCCCATCAGCATGGAGTGCCAGGCGAGGGTCAGCGCCACGGTCTGAAGCTCAGGCCCCGTGAACTGGACATGGGGCTTGGCGCCGATGACCTTGTGCTGGACATATTGATTGCCCTCCTTCGAGGACAGCGTTGTCGGCCCTGAGAGGACGTCGAATACGATGTCGCCCAGCGCGCCCCAGCGCGGCGAAGGCTCCAGCTTCGGGTAGTCGCCCTTTTTCGGCGGCGGGGGCGGCTTCTTCAGCCCCGCCAGATACCGCGCGTTTTGCGCGTCCAGGATCACGGTGCAAGTGTCGAGGAGCGCCGCGTTGGTCACAAGGGCGCCGGTCTTGTTGGCGATGTGGCTCTTGAGCGTGTATGCGCCCAGCACGACCAGTTCTGGCGCCAGGTGCAGGAGCGTTTCCCGCAGGGCCACCCACGAGCCTACGGTCGGCAGGTATGGGACAGACACGCCGCTCATGCCGCCCCCGCCCCGGGCGTCCAGCGCCTGTTCCTCTCGTTGACCTCGTTCACCAGCTTGGCCAGCTCCTCTTTGTGCTTCTTCAGGAGCGCCTTGAACCGCGCGTCGTCATCGGCGGTGGCGGAGCCTGTCAGGTTCACGGTCGGGCTGTAGTTGATTGTCGTGGTGTTCGTCTGCTGAACCTGCTGGGGCTGTTGGAAGGCATGTGGCTGTTCCGGCGCCGCGCCAGTCCCGCCGGACGTGGCTGGGGCTGTCGCGTTGCCGGCGGCCGCCTTGTCGGTGGCGCCTGTCGCCGCCGCGCCGCTTGTCGCGGCTTCAATGCCGTTTGCGGCGAGAAGATTCCTGCCCCATTCTGTTTTGCTGTATCCCTCGACCACCGCCGCCCTTACTATGGAGTTTGAGTGGAAGAGATTGAGCAGAGCCTCGTTGGCGGCGGTCAGTTCCTTGTTTGCGCTCCGTCTCTCCCCGAATCCGCTCCAGCCACGGTTGCCCTTGGCGTTTTCGACCTGCTCTTTTGCGAGTCTAATCCGCTCCTGGGCACTCGCTACCTCCTCCTTCTCCTCGGCGGCGCGGAGTTCGTCCTTTCGGGCGTTGGCGTTGGCCCGCACGTCATCGTATGTGACCCGCGCCCTCGCTATCGCGTCAGTGTTGTTCGGGCTGTCCTTCCGCAGCGTTTCAAGCCGCTTGTGCGCCTCGGATGCCTTCCCCTCCGCCTCGGCGAGCCTAGCCTTCGCCGCCGCGCTCTCTTCCTGCGCGGCTTTTAGCGGGGCCTTTGCCTCCTCCTCTTTTGCCGCCCTCTCTGCCTCATGCTTCGCATGGAGTTCCGCCCTCTTCTTCTCTCTCCACGCATTTTTCTCTTCGGGGGTCATGGCTTTCCACTTCGCCTTGTTCTCGGCGATGCGCCTCTCCTGCTCCTCCCTCCGCTTCGCCTCGGCGATCCTCTCTTTGTCGGTCATCGCCTTTTGGACGGGGCCGCCCTTTTTCGCTTCCGCCGCGCCCTTGGCTTTGTCCTCCAGTTCCTTGGCCCGCCGCCAGGAGGCTCTGGCCCGCTCCTCTGCCTCCTTTGCCGCCCTGCTGTCGCCCTTGGCAATCGCCTCCCTTGCCTTGACCTCTTCCTTCTTGGCTTCCGCCTTGGCATCGGCGGCTTGCTTCTTGTATTTCCGCGCCTCCTCCTCGGCCCGTGACGCCTTTACCTCGGCTGTCTTGGCCTCTGTGTTCGCGGCATCTGCGAGGGCCTTGTCCTCCTGCGCGGCCAGAAACGATGCGTTCTTCCAGCGCTCCGCAGTGCGCTTCCCGAAGTCGTCCCAGGCGTCGCCTATCTTGCCCCACTGAAACGTCAGCGCATACCAGATTGTCTTTGCCGCCGTCACAACCGCGTCGACAAGCGTCACGACCGTGAGGATGACCCCCTCCAGATAATACGCCACGAACCTCGCGCCCGTGCATATCCAGCCGAGGACCTTGGCCAGAGCCTTGCCTACCGACTCGCCCTTTGAAAACGCGCCGTTTGTGTCGTCCTGCCCCTTCTTGACGGGTATGAATATCCGCACGATGCTGGCAAAGGCGTTCCAGATGCCCTTGACCGCCCCCTTCAGCTTCTCCCACGGCTCCTTGAACGAGTCGGCGCCCTTCTTGATGCCGCTCCACACGCCCTTAAAGAAGTTCTTGATGGGGTCCCAGTATTTATAGACCAGCAGCGCGGCGGCGGCTATCGCGGCTATGACCGCCAGCACGGGCCAGCCCAGCGCGGCGATGCCGGCGAACACGCCGCCCAACGCCTTGAATGGCAACAGCAGGGCGGACGCGCCGCCCTTCAGCAGGCCCTTGCCGCCCTTCATTAGGCCCTTGCCCACCTTGCCCCACGTTGAGCCTTTGCCCAGGGCCTTCGCGCCGCCCTTTGCGCCGCCCCACGCCCTTCCAACGCCCTGCTTCGTGCCGCCCCAAGCGTCCTTCCAGAATCCCTTGCCGAATGGCTTTTTGACGCCCTTCTTGATGTTGTCCAGCGACACCGCGTTCCAGCCCTTCTTGAATCCGCCGCCCATGTCAAACAGCTTGGTCTTCGCGGCGGCTATGGCGGACTCGTTGCCGAGCGCAATCACCTTCGCCTTGGAGGTCGTCAGCAGGTCGCCCCACTTCTCCCAGCCCGACAGGCTGTTGGTGATGGCGGAGCCGAGTGTGCCCACGCCAACCATGATCCCGCCCACTGCTGTCACCAGCAGGCCGCCGCCGATGGCCGCCAGCCCTATCACCTTTGTAAGCGCGGGGTGCGCCTCCGTCCACTCCTTGATTTTCTCGATGACGGCGGCGCCCTTCTCCATCAGGTCTTTGGCGACAGGCAGCAGCTGGCCGCCTATGCTGGCCGCGAGGTCGCCCATGCTGGCTTTGAGGCCCTTCCACCGCTCGGCGGCCGTCTTCCTGGCCTCGCCGGCCTGCTCCATCAGGGCCGTGTGGTTCTTTATGGCCTTCGCGGCCGCGTCCCAGCCATCTACCGTCATGGCCTTGGCCGCGTCATCGGCTATGCCGGGCAGGACGACCTTCAGGAGCGTCAGCCTGTCCTGCGCGTTGCCGACCTTCTCGCCCATCTCCGCAAAGAACTTGTTGATGGTGAACAGCTTTTCCGCGCCGTCCTTCCCGATCAGGTCGCCCGTCTTCTCGTCAAACAGTTTCTTGCTGATGTCGCCCAGCCCCGCCTTGTTAACAATCCTCTGCACGTCCGTGGACATGAGGGCGTTGCTGTTCATTGCCTTGCGGCCCAGCGTCGGCAGCGCCTCAAGCAGTCCGCCCAGGGACGCGCCGGCGGCGCCGTCGTCCATGCCGCCCTTCTTCAGCATGGTGGCCATGATGGCCATGCCCTCCAGCCCGTCCGCGCCCGTGATGCCGAGACCCTTGGCCTTGCCGCCCAGCCCGGCGACTATGCCGGCGAAGGACTCCAGCCCCGTCCCGCCCTCGTGCGCCGCGCCGTTCATGTAGTCGGCTATCCTGGCGTAGTCCTTGGAATCCACCTTGTAGTTGTCGCCAAGGTTTGCCAACAGGCTTGCGGATGTCTTCTCGGATATGCCGTGGACAACCGCCAAATCCATGACGGCGTCCAGCCCCCCGCCCCGCAGGGCTTCGCCCGACATTTGCCCCTGCAACGCCGCCGCCACCGCTTCCCTTGTGTCCAGGTTGGACCTGCCGGCCCTGCCGGCCGCCTTTGCCGTCAGGTCGTTGTACTGGTCCAGCCTGTTCGTGCCGTCCGCGGCCTTGAACGGCATGTCAATCGCCAGCTTCCGCGCCTCGTGGTTCACTGCGCTGTATCCGGCGGCGGCGAACGGCGCGACCATCGCCGCGCCGGCGCCCATGACCTTCGTGCCCATCCCCTTCAGCCTGTCGAAGCCCTCGCCGAGGGCCTTCAGCTTCTCGGCCTCTTTGGCGAGCTTCTTCACTTCCTCCGTGGCGCCCTGCGTGTCCTTCTGGACTTCCTTGGCGCCCGTGTGGCCGGTGCGCCACAGCTTCCCGTATGCCGCCCCTGCGGTGGCGGCCGCCTTGGCTGTGCCGTCCAGTGCCTTTCCCGCGCCCGTGAAGGCGGACGTGGCGGTGGCGGCCGCCTTGGCTGTGCCGTCCAGCGCCTTCCCCGCGCCCGTGAAGGCGGACGTGGTGGCGGTCGCCGCCTTGGCCAGTTCGCCCAACGCCTTGGATATGCCGGCAAGCGGCCCCGTGGCCCCGTCCTTCAAGCCGATGGTTATCCAGTAGGTCAGTTCAGCCGTCATTCCACGCCCGCCAAGTCGTCCTCGCTATACGCGCCCCGCTCCGCCTCCGAAGCCACCGCCACCCCGTGCCAGTGCCAAAAGTCCTCCACGTCCATCTCCAGCACCTCAAAGACGGAACAGCGGAGGACTTTCGCCAGCTTGACGGTCTCCTGGTCGTCCAGGGCGTAGCTTATTCTTGGGTAAAATTTTCCTCTTCACCGCCGTCTTCGGTGCCCTCGCCCTCGGCCTTCTTGGGGGCGGCCTCCCACCTGCCGAACTGCAGGACCTCGTTCAGCTCCCCGAAGTCGTCCAGGTTGAGGTTCAGCATGTCCTCCATGACCTGCTTCTGGCCGTCTATCTCGACGATTTGAGCGAGAAGCGCCGCGTTGCGGTCAATCTCGTTGCCCCTTGCCCCCGCTATGCGGACTGCCTTGGATGCGTCGGCGGCCTTTGGCTTGCGGACGAATTTCGCGGTCCTGCCGTCGGAGAGTTTGATTTCAGGTAGCATTTCGCCTCCTTACAGGCCCAGCAGGCTGTTGTTGGTGTCGTTGAGGTCCATCCCCGTGACCTCGTGCTTGTTGCCCAGGAAGTTGATGTCGTGGACGGGCACTCCCTCCACCTCCAGCTTGTAGGTGAGGACGCCGGCGGTGTAGGTCAGCTCCGCCACATCGCCGTTCTTGATGCCGGTCGGCTCGTAGCCTTGGAACAGCACACGCAGTGTCGCCTTGACGCTCCGCTCAAGATTGCGGCCCATGCCGTCGAAGGTCGTGAGCGTGGAGCGGAATTCGAGTATCCTGGTGTGGTAGAAGTCGCTGGCGGCCGCCACAAAGGCCTCGTCGAAGTCGCCCGTTATCGTGACGGTCATCTTCTCCATGCCGAGCGGCACGTCCACCTTGCCCTTCATGGACGTCGGCGCGTGTTCCTTCATTGTCGGCTTGACCGCCGGCAGCTTGACCTCGGACGCCAGGCCGACATAGCCGGTTGTGTCCAGATAGACGTTGCACTGGTGCAGTTTTCTGACTTCGATAGCCATTTGTGTTTCTCCTTTTCGCAGGGGACCGCCGTGAGCGGCGGGAGGGCTTTGCCCGACCAGAGCGCCACAGCGCCCGCGGCGGGGGTCCGGGGGGTTGGCCCCGTAGGGGCGCCCCCCGGCTGGTTACAGGTTCTTCAAAAATGCGGTGTCGATGCTGGACTTGATGGACACGCGCTCCATCGGCAGGGCCGGCAGGAATGACAGCGCGTAGGTCACGTGGCCCATCGCCAGCCTGTCCTCCGGGTTGTCCTCCGAGGGCCAGTCGAATGTGTGGCCCAGAATGGCCCCCTTCGCCAGAAGCCCGTCCAGGTAGAGCAGGACGCTCTCCCGGATGCTTGCCAGCAGGACGCGGGACAGCGGCCTGTCCAGGTAGGGGAGCATGGACTTCTCCACCGCCTCATGCACTATGTCCGCCGTCGCGCGGACGCAGTTGAAGTTGATGGGGTGCGTCTCCGAGGGGAACGCCGCGCTCCTGTTGCCCCAAGCCCTGAATCCGCTGTTGGGCGGTCTGACGACGCAGGTCACGCCCACGGCGTTGAGCCTGTTCGCCTCGCAGGTTGGGTCGCTCAGGGACCACTCGATGGGCTGGTCTAGGCCGACCACGCCCAAAAGCTCGTGGTTGCTTGTGCTGGCCCAGAAGCCGTCCGTGGCGTCCACATAGCAGGCCAGACCCGCAAGGTGCTGGCTCAGGGGTTCGCGCTGGACCTGCCCGTTGTCGTCAAGGACCTTGACGTAGGGGAAGCATATCTCGGCGCGGCCGTTGCTGATGCCCAGGTTCACGATGCCGGGCTCGGCCCCGCGCCCCTGGATCACGTCCGCAACGGTCACGCTGTGCGGCACGTCCAGCAGGGCGCGGCCGCGGAGCCTAGTGGCGGCTGACACCAGCGCCGTGCCCACCGCGCTGACAGGCGCGGCGTAGCCCGGGGCTATCAGCCTGTTGGGCTTCACGCCAAGGATGGTCGGCGCGTCAAACAGCGCCTGGACGCCCGTCTTCTCGCCGGCGGCGTTCACCCCGCCTATGATGTCCACGCCGATGGCTTCCAGCCTGTCCGTGTCGAGGCAGGTGTAGTCGGCCGTCACTATGGCGCCCGGCGTGATGCGGCCGTCCTTCTTGCGGCGTATCGTGCCGGCGGCGGCGTCCACCGTGTAGTCCGCGCCCTCGCTGATTGCCGTGCCCTCCATCGTGAGGACAAGGTTCTTGACGCCGGGGCTGGCCAGCCTAGCCACGCCGCCGTCGTCAAAGGTAACGGGTTCGCCTGACACGGTCTTGGTGTGCCGCTCCTCGTCAAAGACGTTCACGACCACGACCATCGCCGTGCCATACGCAAGGATGCGCTTCAGGGCGTTGGGTATCGTGTAGCCGGCGACGTCGGGGCCGAATGCGGCGGCCTGCGAGTGGTTCGTGACCAGCACAGGCTTGCCGGCCGGAGCCGTGCCAAGGTAGGTCGGCGCCGTGCCGACCAGGCCGATCACGCAGGTGGGCGGGGGAAGCACCGGGCGGACGCCCTTGGCTTCCTCGATGGTCTCTACGCCGTGCAGATAAGACGCGCTCATTGTTTGTTTCTCCTGTGTTTGCCTTGGCCCTGTTGCGGTTGTGGCACCGCGAAATCTTCAAAGGGCGCCGGCTCGTTTTCTGGTTCCGGTTCGTTTTGCGTTTGGTTTGTCAGTTCAGGGGCTTCGTAGCACCGGGGCAGTTCGGAACAGCCGCAATCGCAGACATGCGGCTCAGGCTCTGCCACTGGCGCGACAGCCTTTGCCAATCCCTTGGCCACCAGCCGCGCGACATACGGCTCCAAAGCGTCCGCCTCGAAGTGGCAGCCTGGGTGCAGGGGGGTCTCTTTCCCGCCCAGCGTCACGCAGGTGGGCGGACCCGAATATTCAAATCTGGCCACTGGCCACCTCCTCCTCTGCTGGTGCCGCGTCAGGGTGAAGCGAAAGGAGGGCTTCGCCCGACTGGAGCGCCTGGGCGCCTGCGGCGGGGGTCCGGGGGGTAGGCCCCGCAGGGGCGCCCCCTGGAAATGTTGTCGTAATCGTCTCTTCGCCAATCTTCGCCGTGATGCTCTCTATCGGCGCCCACTCCTCCGCGGCCTTCGGGGGCGTCGGGAACAGCAGCACGGGAATCTCCACCGTCACGTTCCACTCCCACACGCCTGCGTCGCGGTTCACGAAGCCGTCCCGCGCCAGCCGTGTCCCGGACATCGCGCCCTGCGGCCGCCATCCCGCCAGCCCTGCGGCCAGCGCGTCAATCACCTCGTATGCCCCATCATGGCGGCGCAGGTTGCGGACAAGCACCGTCAGTTCGTATGTCAGCGTCCTGTCCTGTATCGGGCGGTCTGTGCTTTTGGGCGCCTCGTATCGGCTGCCCTTGTTCACCACCAGCACCGCGCCGCGCTGGTTCGCCAGCGCGAAGCTGTCCGGGTTGTCCGGCAGCGCCTCCACGGCAAAGCCGTGGGGCGCCATGATTGCCTTGACCCTCGCCAGCAGTGCGGTTTCAATCTCTTGGATCATGGGTTGTAGCCTTTCAGCCCGTCCGCGCCGAACACGCGGCCCGGGGCGGAACACATGACATTGCCGCTTCCGCTTGGCGACCCGTCCAGTTGGACGTCGCCGGCGGCCACGCCCTCCAGCCACCTGATTGCATCGTCGTAGCGGCGCCTGGCGTCCTCCACGCTCTCCTTGGGGAGCAGCGAGGTCAGGCGGTAAACGGCAATCTCCACCGCCAGCACCTTCAGCACGGGCGGCGGGGCCTTGATGGGCAGGGGGTATCTCTTGACAAGGTAGCAGTCAATCTCGGCCGAAGCGTCCGCCACCGCAGTATTTAGACGCTCCAGCCGCTCCGCCTCCTGCCCCGCTTCGCGCAGGGCTTTCTGGGCGGATGTCTCGTCCATCGGCGGACGGTCTTCCGTGCCCGTTATCTCCGCCACCCGCACCAGCGGGTAGCGGAGCAGGACATCGTTTGCGGTGGCATAGGGCATGGTTTCAGGGTTTCCGGGATTGGTGGTTGCGGTTTGCATTGTTTGGGATGTGGCCCCCTTGCCCCTCTGCCGAGGTCGCGCTGGGGGTGCGGGGGGCGCCGCCCCCCGCAAGGGCACCGGAAGGGCTTTGCCCGACCGGGGCCAGTGAAATCATTACTTCACACTCTGGAACAGGAATCCCGCTTGCATACCCGCAATCACAGGCGCGCGCTCAAAGGTCACGCCCTGCACCATTGATTTGTGGGTCTTGTCCTCGTATGCCTCCTCGACAAACGGGTGGCCCTCCATCACGTAGGTGTAGCCGTAAGAAGGCTCCTCCGCAGTGGTGGGGACCGGCGCGACGTATGCCAGGACAGCGTTGTTGCCCCAGGTGTCGGAGAACTTGCCCTCGTCGTCCGCCTGCACGTCCATGCCGACCACAATCTTGGGGATGTCGAACAGCCCCTGGAGGATTTCTGTAGTGATTGCCGCGCTGGACGTGTATTTGTAGCGCTCCAGTATGCTGGGGTGGTCCTTCAGCGCGTTGTAGGCGCTGGGCGACAGCAAAAGCACGTTGGGGTAGATGCCAACCGTCTTGCGGATGACTTCCTTGGCGTTTTCGATGGATTCTTTCGGGTTGGCCCGTGGGCTGGACCACTTGGAGTCGCCCGTCAGCGCCGCCTTGTGGGTGCCGTCGTAGTTGGCGGGGTCCAGCGCCAGCTTGGCCTGCGCCACCTCCAGACCGCGCAACATGCGGGTCATCAGCAGGTTCGCCAGCCTGTTCCCAAGGTCAACGTGCGAGGTGGCGTCCGCCTCCCTCTGGTATTCCCTCGGCAGGTCCGCCTCCAGCGCGTGGTTCTCCAGCGCGTAGGGCTTGCCCTCGTAGCCAAACGAGATGCGCTTGGTCGCGGCGCCGGGGGCGCGGAGCGTGTCGCACAGTTGGAAATGCTCCTTCCCGAAGGAGAGAATCTTGCCGGCCACCGTCTTCACGGGGACGTGCGGGAAAAGCGCGTCGCCCACAAGGTTGCCCAGCTTGAAGCCCTGGACTACGGTGGTCAGGATGGAGTCAACAACTCGGATTTCTTTTTGGTTCATAGGCATTTTTCATGTCTCCATGTGTGTTGGGTGTTAGCGAAAGGAGGGCTTTGCCCGACTGGAGCGCCGGAGCGCCCGCGGCGGGGGTCCGGGGGGTGGGCCCCGTAGGGGCGCCCCCTGGCAAGCGTCAGCCAGGGATTAGGAAAACTTCAATCAAATCGCCGTCCGCGTTGGCGGATTGCAGTGCGCGGCCCACCTTCACGCCGTCCGTGAGAGTGACGGCCCCGCCGCCCACACCGACCTGCACGGCCGCGCCCTTGGCGATGGGACCCTCCGCCAGCACCTGCGCGGTGCCCATCACCACGACCGCCACCGTGTCCCTGACCCCCGCCACGCCCTGTAGGGCGCCGTTGGTGGTGGCCACGCCGTGGGCCTCGCCGCCCGGCTCGGCGGTCGCGCCCGTCAGGGCGACGAATGTGTTGGCGCTGACGTCCGCCGTCAGCTCCACCGCGAGTGTCAGAATCGCTATGTTCTGTGATGCGTTCACGTTTTCTCCTTATAGCCAGACGGCGCAGACCGCCGTGGCGTAGTCGACGCCCGGGTGGGCGCGTTGGTATGCCTTCGCCTTGCTGTGTATCGCCAGCGTCTCCGGGTTCGCCTCGCAGCCCTCAGGGGTCGTGAAGTCCACCGTGGCCGGCTCGTCTGGCGCCGGACCCGCCTTGGCCGTCTCGGCGAAAGTCACCTGCTTTGGCAGGGACCCAAGGAAGCCCTTCAGCCAATCCACTGCCGTGACCTCGCCTTCCCCGAATGACAGGACCGAGCCGGGGGTGCGGGGGGCGCCGCCCCCCGCAGAGGCCCCTGGAAGGGCTTCGCCCGACCTGGGGCCAGAATCGGCGCCATCTACTTGGACCAGCAGGGCGGCCAAGCCCTTCGCGTGGACGGGCGCCACGCGCCCCTCCTTGACCAGCCCCTCGGCGAATGCTAGGGCGCCGGCGTTCTTGGTTGCCAGTTCGCGGGCGGCAAGCGCCTCCTCGCGGGCGGCCAGCTCTGCCGCCTTCTTTTCAAGCTCTGGGTTCATCCCGTTCTCCGAATAGTTGCCAGGCTCCGGCTCCTCCGCCTCGGCCTCCTGTTTCGCCTCGCGCGCCTGGTTCTCCAGGCACCTCACTTCCCATCCGGGCAGGGCGGTGTTGGCCTCCTCCAGCCCGAACTTGCCGATGAGCCATTCCCGCAGGCCGCTTATGATCCGCGCCACGTCAAGGTCCAGGCGGATGCTGCCACGCTCCAGGCCGTCTTCGTCGAAGCTGACCACGCCCACCTCGCTGTCCGCGAAGGCCGCGTCCTTCAGGCCCTTGACCGCCGGCGGCTGGGCGCCCAGAAAACCAACGTGGCGCAGGTAGAAGCTGCCCGGCGCCGGGTTCTGGGGGCTGTCCGGCAGGTAGAAGCTGGCCGAGATTTTCTTGAACCGCCCCGCCTTGACCATTTCCTGGAATTCGGGGTCAACCTGCTGCGGCTCCGCCGACAGCAGCCCGTCCGAATACTCGATGGACTTCACCCACCCATACGCGGGGGCGTTGGTGGTCGGGTGCCCGACCACCAGCGGCGCCTCGTGCTTCTTGGGGTCGTATGCCTTGGCAGCGGCCTCTAGGTCGCCGTCCGAAAATGCGAGCGTCTGCCCGCTGTTGGCCGTGTGCCGGCCCGCGCGAAAAATCTGGATCGTCGCCATGCCAGGAGTGTCGTTTTCCCGCGCGGCGATTTTTACTAAAGCGTTTTAGGAAAACTCTAAGGGCGAGGATGCGCCTCGGAACCGAACTGACAAACCAACCGCAAAATCAGCCCCTGAAAATGCAAATCCCCCGGCCGTGGCCGGGGGGCTTCGTTTCGGATAGCGTTTGCCGGGGTTCCTTGGGGTCTAGGCGGCGGGGTAGGGGCCGGGGTGCCAGTTGGGTAGCCCGGAGGGCCTAAAAACGATTCTGGGGCAAACTGGGGCAAAACGTGGAGTCCCTGGTCAGAACGGCGGTGTGCTATCCTTGGGTCGCCATGTTCATTTCAAGCGTCAAGCAGTCGCCGTTGTTCAAGCAGTGCCTTGACCTGCCGCGCGGCCCCGGCAAGAGGATTGACGAAGCGGAGATCATGGAAATCGTCGCACCGATGCGCGAAAGGCTCTTCGAGGTGGTTGGCGCGATGCGCGTGGTCCGGCAGAGGTATATGGACGACGGCGCTATGCGCCGCCAAGACGAGGACGATTGCTTTTTCGATGGGGCGGTGCTGGAAAGGCTCTTTGACGTAGCGGGCGCGATGCCTCCCGACATTTTGCCAGAGTTGAGGGCCGCGCTGGACACTTCAATTTTGGGCGGCCTTGGTTTCGGGAGGTTTTACAAAGATTTTAACGCCGCCGTGCGTAACAGCGGATGGGAGGTTGGCAAGGGAAAGCATTACATTGCACACATCCTTTTCACCAACTGCGGCGGATTCATCTACGCACTTAGAGACTACATGGATTCGCTCAGGCCCCAGAGGTTCGACCGCGACCCCCATTGGCTGTATCAGTGCATGAACCCCATGTGCGAGCATACAGAGTTGGACAGGCTGTTGATTCCTTGCGGCGACCCGTGGTGGGACATGCACTATCCGCCGAACGGCCTCAACTGCGAATGCCATGTGCGTCATTTTTACGCATTTCAAATAGAGCGGGAACGCATCGAGCCAACGGAGCGGCGCCCCACGCTGGGCTTCAGCCCGGAGTGGATTTACATCTGCACAGGGGAGAAGCCGCCGGCCGTCTGACGTTTTGCCGCTTTGCCTTCGACCGGTCAGCCCTCCGACACAGCCTTCGCCAGTAGCCTCTTGAACCAGCCCGTCAGGAACTCCCGCATGTAGTCCTCGTCCGCCCTGCTTAGTCCGATGTATGGCCTCGCGGGGATGGTCGTCTTGTGCCCCTTGCCCGTCTTGCCGCCAAACTGGTGGATCATGGCATAGGGTCTGGGCGAGCCCACGTCAACCTTGTCCTCGGTCACGTTGGCGTGCCTGATTTGCGACCACATGCTCCCGCTCTCCATGAGGGTGCCTTGGTGGCCGAGGTTCTTTTTCTGCTTCCGCTTCAGTGTCGAGAGCGTCAGGGGCTTCCACTTGGTGCCGTCCGGCGCCGTGTTCCCCTTCTCGCGTATCCGGTCCTGGGCGAAGCTGGCCACGTCCTCGCCGATCCGGTTCATCAGCTCCGGGTCCTTGATGCCTTTCGCCAGGCGCTCCAGCGCCTCCTTGGCGTTGCCGCCGATTTCGATGTGGATGTTGAGACTGTCGTTGGACATGGTGACCTACATTCTAGGAAAGTAGCGATTTTCTATCATGGATATATAGTCAGACAACGCATTTCTGCCGTTCTTAGACGCTTCGAGACATTCCTTCACAAAGCTGGGGGTGAATTCCCAGACAAAATAGCCGCATTCTCCAGAAGCCCCATACCACCCAACCTGCTCGCCTTTTCTTGTTGGGTGCTTCAGATACTTGGTTCCCCTCTTGGACAGTGCCCCCATCCGGCTTACGCTTGCCAAGTGGTCTCCCATCGTCGCCTGGAAATATATTTCCACGTCGTTCATTGTTTCTTCTCCAGTCGCTTCTTTTTCCACATCTCACGCTTCATGTCATCCAATGACGGTTCATCTTTCTGGTTGGGCCAACCTTCCCATTGTACGAAGTCAGGGTCAGGATGCCTGATATGTCCGCGCTGCTTGTAAGTCTGCCTCCACACGCGAATCCGACTAGGAAGATCGGGAATGAACTTGCTCAAGTAATCATACAGTGCCTCATGGAATTCTGCTTTGTGCCCTTGGCACTCTGGTCTGTGGTGCGCCAGCTCGTGCGCCAGTGTAGTTTGCAGTGCCTCCTCTGGCGATGTGCGGATTTGCTTGAGCGTCACAGGGTCAACGAAGTAACCGTCCCCGTCCCAGCTCAACATTGTTTTTGCTTTCTGGCACTGCTTCACAAAGCCGATGTCGAGGCTGATTGTCTTGGTCTCTGGGTCATACTCGCCTTGGTATGACTTCCGTTCCTTTTTGTCATAAAGGTTCTTGATCACGATGGGGTTCGGGAACTCCTCGCCAATAGCTTCAAGCAATTTTTTCCAGTGGGTTTCGACAAACGCCAGCCGTTCCTCTGCCTTTGCCCTTCCCATGGCCTTTGTGGCGCGTCTCTTTTCCCTCTTCTCCTGCCTTCCCTTTGCGACCGTCTCTGCATCGGGCCTCTCCCATTTCTGGGGCTTCCCGCTTTCCTTGTGATTCCCCTCCGCCTTGGGTTTCGTCTCTGTCTTTCCGCTTGCTTCCTTGTCAGGCATAGCGGCATCTTGGTCCTTGGACGGCGCGGAACACATTTCCTTGCGGACCTTTGCCGCCACTTCCGGCGGCACCTGGTCTATGCGCTGCTGGAGCAGCCGCACCTTGTCCGGTGAAGCGTTTGGCACCGCCGGGAATGGCTTTACTGGTTCGAGGCTCTTCCCCGGCGCGTAGGCCCAGCCAGGGTCAATCCCCTGCGGGACCTCGACCATCCTGTCCCCGTATTTGACCGTCCTTGTCGGCGAGGGCGGCGCCTCGTCCGGCCCCTCCTTGCCCAGCCTCTTCAGGCCCGGTTCGCTCACGGCCTGGACAAAGCAGCGGCACCCCCACCCGTTGGGCGGGTAGTGCGTCTCCCACCAGGGGTCGTCCGCGCTGATTACCAGCCCGTCCCAAGCCAGATGCTCCGGGCGCGGCACACGGCTGTCGCCGTGGCAGTAGCGCCAGAACGGGTGGCTGTCCTTTATGCGCTGCATCTGCTGGTAGTGGCCGGCGGCGTATGCCGTCCGCATATTGGTCTCGTATATGAGCCGCGCCCTCCAGCCCGTGTTGACCTCGCCGGTCCTCTTGTCACAGGGGACCCAGTGGCCCTCGATGATCCGCTCGAAGTCCTTTTTGCGCCACTGCTCAAACGGTGTGCCGTTCT